CTTCAGGTGCTATTGAACCATAATTAGATGTGCTTTTAGTTATAGATTCACTATATCCCATTTCTTCTCCATTCCAGTTATTACCATATGTTTGATAATAATCAGTTATATATCTAACTAATGCACTTGCAGCTACGTTATTATACCCATCAGGTTCTGAACTGTTATCGTCACCACTAAATCTTTTATATCTTGTATTCCACGCATTGCTATTTTGTGATGGCTCTCCTTTAGAGAAAATATCCCAAATACTAAACGTCTTTATGCATTGGAAGTATTCTACTCCTGATTTAAAATCATACGACATTGTAGTTGCGGTATTATACAACTGTACTGTTACATTTTTTATCGTACCCTGTCTATCTACATATCTTAAGCTTTTATTAATATATGAAGTTTCACTACCTTCACAAGTACCTGTTATACCGGTATTATCAAATTGATTACCATCAGGAAATGCTACATAGTTCGGGTCATTAATATTTTGTGGATTATTGAAGAAGAAAAGTTGTCCATTTTCCATCGTTTCTCCTGGGTCCAATACCATAATAAACGCATTATCTAACCATCTATTAAAAGTATTAGATGGTGGTTGTATTGAAGCACCAGGTATCTGATTATTCAGTATTTCACCCTTTATACAAGTAGTAGTTCTTCTATTATACTCTAAAGTATCTGTAGGTGCTGGATATTCACCTTCACTTGACGTGTCCCATCCGTTAGCGTCTAATTTATTGGTTGCAATTGCAGACTCACCGAAATACATTTTTCTACGATTTAATAAATTAAGTGCCTGTGCCCATGTAGGTTGAGACCCACTTTTCCATCTTATCCTAACATTATTACCTTTAACAACAGGATATGCCGGTGATTTATACCACTGTACTTGGTCTCTCCTATTAAAAGAATTAGCAACTGACCAATCACAGTCTTCAATACCGTCTCCCTCTTCTTTTAATTGCCTAGTATAATAACCATTTTTACTATATTCATCATAACCCGCCGACATTATACTTTTAGCGGTTATTCTATACTCCGCACTAGCAATACCGTCACAGTCTTGGTCATCCCCAACACTCTCAGGACCAAATGAACCCTGATAAAGTTCAGTATAAGACGCATCAATTAATGGTCCAAAATTAACTTCATCCGCATAACTTTCTAATTGTGATGCGGTATCACTACTTTCCTCTTCAGGTATCCCTGAGTCACATGCACATGCCTCACAATCAGGATAACTTAACATTGGTAATGTTATATTACTAAATGGACTATCTTTTGGTGGTGGTGTTATTTCTTTTTTAACGCAGTCTTCTTTTGATTTTTTTCTTGAGAAGAATGCAACGATTAAACATATACTATATAATACAAAGTTAATTATCGCCTTTATAACTATTATTATCGCTCTAACTAATGGCCATATCAATGTTATAACATGGGCCACCACTAATAATGATATTAGTGGTAGTGTGAGTATTGAAATCAGAAAATTAAATAGAAATACTAAGATACTACCGTTTCTCTGTGCGTCATTTACAGGTAATGGGTTATTTTCACTCTGACATGTTTTGTCATTTATTTCTTTAATACCTAAGTGTTTTATTCTGTTTCTACCCCATTTAAATCTATCCAAATGTGATGCAACTGTATAAACTTTATTATAACTAAACTGATAAAAACTATCTTCGCAATTTATAGCGGCAATTTTATCGTGGTAATCATCCCAATTTAGTGAAAACGCGTAAGATTTATTTCTTTCTTCGTCTGTAGGTATAAGTGTTTCAAGATATGCCCTTCTTTCCGCCTGATTTTCAGGTATATCTTCTATAGTTGTTCCTGTCCATCCATGTTCTCTTATATTTGGAATTAAGTAATCCGCCCTTATAATATCACTTTTTAACCCACTTTCGTTTTGATACTTTATTCTAAACCTATATCTACCTTTTGTAGGTATTCCTACTGTTGGGTCTAACGATATTACCTGCTCACCAAATTCATTGGTTGTTACGTAATCTATATTCATAGGTAAGTCAACCATCCACGCACCATTATCGTCAATAACATTACCTCCTTCCTCTAAGAAGTGTTGTTCAATTATCGGCTGACCTTCACTGTCCACATCTATTGTTTGTCTCAACGCTAAAATTTGTCCAGGACCTGCAACAGTATCACAAAGTTTACCTAAATCGTTTTTTGGTTTACAGTTACCTTTAAGGAAATCGTCTTCAGTACTACTAAATAAAGAACCCATAAAAACCGCTTGTGGTTGGATTTCAATTCCCAACTCTCTTAGGTCAAAGTCGGAGCGTGTAATGCCTACATCACATATGTCGTTTTCACCCCAAAATGGTGTTACTTCTATTTCTGTTACACTATTAACTATTTGTGGTAAACTATCTAAATCTTCTGACGCCTTAAAATTCTGACCATTAAATTGTGTTGGAACACCTCTTCCCATCCTAACTAAATCTGCGGGTCTTAAAGAAAATTGACCCATGTTAGATAGGTCTAAATCCATAACTAATTTGTGTTGACCAACAGGTACTCCAACTATCATAAAATCACCCGACTCGTTAGTTTTTACAGTATACTTATAATATTTTTCATATACTTGTAATACTTCTTTTCTTGTTAGTACATCCTCTCTATCCGGAAAAGTACCTGTTGGTGTGTGTCCACCATATTCTTTTTTATAAGGTAAGAGGTTATATCTATAACCGTCATCACTTTTTGTTTTTAAATTTTTGTATGGGTATAGTGTAGATATTACTGGATTATTTTCATCTACACTATCTAATGGTACAAATACCGATATCGTAGCGTTTGGTACTCCAAACCCCCCATTAGCAACTACTCTACCAACCACAATACCATAATCCGCACAAAATCTATCATACAAATCCTCTTGTCTTAATTTTAAAGACAAAATCTCTAAGAAGTCGAAGTCTTGTTCTATATTTATTCTGACTTCTTTATCAACACCGACTTCGGTTTTTAATCTATATGATTTTGGCATAGAATTACTTTTAAGATAAATAGTTATTTATCTTAATTTTAAAATTAAAAAAATAAAAGTATACTAAATATAGATTACGAGAAATCTACGTTTTTAAGTGTTTTTATTCTTACTTTGATGTCTTTCTCAGGGAATCTTACTTGATATATCTGATTTGGTTGAGCAAAGATAGTATCATCTATCAACTCTATTTGTTTTGTTGAACTATCTGAATACCTTTGTGAAGTTTCAGATGAAGAGTATTGTCCACCCGTTTTATTAAACACTTTAATTTCCGCTAATGTACTAACACCTGGTATGTCTTGTATTATTCTACGTATATCAGATATATTAACGTTTTTACCTAATAAATTAGTTCTTGGTGACATATATGATTCCACACTATTAACAATGTTAGTAATAACCTGTCCTTGGTTTTCTGTTGATTCCATCGCAACAGAGAGCTCAAACTCTAAGTCTATTGCCTGTGCGCTTCTCACTGAAATATAATCATTTATCATTCTATAGTTTGATAAGTAATTTGCGATATTTTCCTTAAGTGTGTTTGATACATTACCTGTTAATTTTCCGTTCGTATCGTAGGACAATACTTCAACTTTAATTTTGTTATCTTCTTCAGTGATAGATGCCTTTGCAGGTGCCCCGAATCTATTTGGCATTGTTTTAATTAAAGAGTTGTAGTCATTTATTGTTACCGCTCTCTTTTGAGCCGCGAAGTTATAAGTTACCATATTTCTAACTTCTTCTGTCGTTGGTAGGTCACCTCCACCTATCGCCGCGGTTACGTTGTTACATCTTAAACTTTGTCTAACATTTTGATTAATACTTACTGATGGTCCTGTAACTGAGAAGTTAATAGTACCTAACTGATTAATTGTATTAACACCAATATTAGACGATGAACCACCACCTATCCTATATTTAACAAATAACGTAGTATTTGCCTTAACTGTTTTACCTAATGCTATATTATTTTGATAATCTTGTAATCTTACTGGCATCCCTGTTCTTGCAAACTGTGCAAGTTGGTCATCTGCCGTTACTGTTGCACTTCCAAACTGAACTCTACAATATCCCTCAGGTGTGTATTCAGAAATAAATCTATTTTCGGTCTCTATATACCTACCAACTTTTATACCTGGGTCATCAGAAGCTTTAGTCGGGTCTTCAATAAATACGGTATTTTCGGCCAATGCATCTACCTCATACCACTTATCAGGTGCAGTAATAAATTCATCATATGTTGGTGGACTTGAGTATGTTGTACCGTCTTTTTGTATGATTGAGGTTATACTTATAACGTTTTTTTCAGGTAAAAAGAATTCGTAAAAAGGTTTAACGTCATTTGCATTAATCACTTTTTTAAACACCTTACTTGTACCATTAACCACAACTTCTCTTTTAGTTATTGTATAATTTACAATTCTATTGTTAGAATCAAAATTAGGTATTTTAGTCCTATTAGGGTAACCCTTACTATTATACTGTGTACTAAAGTCCACATCTTCTACATTTTCAAATATCTGACCTCCTCCTAAAAATTGCGAGCCAGACCTTATAACACCTAAGTATCTACTATCTTCTTGGTCTCCGTATGCAGGTACAGTTATTGATATATCCAACAGCGATATTGAAGGTCGGTTACCTGGTATTTTTAACCCATAAGTCCTCGCAATATTGTAAATTGACGACTTCTGTTGTGCGTATTGTAATACAGTTTCCTGTATACTTCTATCTATGTGATAGTGTAGGTTATCACCTATCGCGGCATTTAAATCTAAAAAGACTGAAAAAACCGAAGCATCATTAAAATTATCAATTAATTCCGGATAATATTGTCTTGTAAAATTAATCAGGTCTTGTCTTAGTCCTTCAAAATCTCTTTCGGTATACGATATCTTACGATTAGCCATTTAGATTATATATTAATTATTATGAAATCTCTACTTTCAAAAGTAGAATTTTTTATTGAATAGTCTATCCTAACCTTTGCGGTATACTCATCCACACCTTCACCAGCAGTTCTAAATATATCAAACATCTCGTATGTTGAGTCTTGGTCTTCTATATTTAATTCCCCAATTGGACTTTTATCATCGTCGGTATAGGGTTTTATACTAATGTCATTTAATATTAGGTTTGGTATGTATTTTTTTACTGCCGTTTGTATGTCTGATTTAATTGCATCAAAAGTAGGTCCGTCCATCGGTTCAAATATAAATTCATATATTCTAGTACCAAAGTCGGGTAAATAATATCTACTACCTTTTCTTGTTAATACTAAATGTAATAAGTTAGTCCTTACCTCATCACTAACTTCTTTAGTTAATCTAAGATAATTACCTTCAAGACTTTCCTTAAAAGGAAACTGAACACCATACGTCTGATTTAATATAGCCATATTAATAAATATTCAGTATAGTATTTTTATAAAAAAACCCGTCTTAGTTGACGGGTTTTAATTTTTATCCTTCACATGCAACACATTGTAGGTCATTTAAATTCAATTTTTTCCTAGCAAATGCCTGTGCTGAGTTCATAGAGTGTTGATAGTATAAAGTTTTTACACCTAACTTCCAAGCATCTATTAGTAACTTATTTACATCTCTTGTTGGCATATCAGGAGAAATCATTAAGTTTAAAGATTGTGACTGGTCAATAAAGTCTTGTCTTATCGCGGCTTGGTTAATGATTGATGCCTGATTAATTTCGGAAAAAGTCCTAAATATGTTTTTTTGTTCGTCACTTAGGAAATCTAAGTGTTGTACAGACCCATCTCTTTTCTTAATACTATCCCACACTTCTTTAGTGTCTTTACCCAACTCTTTTAAAAGATTTTCAAGAACAGGATTTTTAATAGTAACTTTCATCTTAGCAACATCCTTAACATAACAGTTAGACCATATCGGTTCAATTGACTGTGATACTTGACCTAAAATAAATGCGGACGATGTTGTAGGTGCTATTGCGTTTAAGGTAACATTCCTTCTACCATAACCTTCAAGATACTCAGGTTCCCCAAAAATATTAGCCAATTCTTCAGACGCTTTGTATGATTTTTCTTTTATCAGTTTGAATACTTCAACGTTTAATTTTGCACTATCTACCGTATCAAAAGCTAAACCTTTTGATTGTAGTAAAGAATGCCAACCTAAAACACCTAATCCAAGTGCTCTTTGTCTTTTCGCGAAATTATAAGCCTTTTCTAAGTATAAAAATCCTCTTCTACCCTCAATAGTACCATCGTCTCTGATATCTTCAATTTTATCCAAAAATTCAGTAACAACTGCATCTAAGAAATATGTCATAGTTTCAACGGCATCAGTGTCTTTCCATTCATCATAATGAAGTACGTTCATAGATGATAAAACACAAACAAATGACTCTTCTTCCGAATTATGTAATGCAATCTCAGAACACAGGTTAGAGTTGTAAATTTTAGCACCTTTATCTTGGTATACTTCAGGTGATTTTTTATTCATGGTATCGGTAAACATAATGTATGGATATCCTATTTCACCTCTTCTTTGTATAACTTTAGCCCATATTGCTCTTTTCTCTTCGTTACCTTCAATCATATCGTACATAAAATCGTCAGTAACTGTGACCGCATGTGTTAAGTCTTGAATTGGGAAACCTTCAGTACCTATTTCCAAAAACTCCATAATATCTGGATGTTCAACAGGTAGGTAAGGTGAAAACCTACCTCTTCTAGTTGAACCTTGTGAGATGTTATCTACGACACTTTGGAATAGATTCATGAAGTGAACCGCACCAGGTGCGTGTCCGTTATCTGTAATTTCAGCACCACGCTCTCTAATATTACCAAAGTATCCTGAGGTTCCTCCACCCATTTTACTCATTTCACCTACTTCCGCCTGTGTATGGAGAATAGATTCAATATTATCTCCGATATTAGAACCAAAACAACTCACCGGTAAACCTCGTTTTTTACCAAAGTTAGCCCACACGGGTGATGATAACGAGTACCATCCCTTACTCATGTAATCATAAAATTTATCTGCAAATCCTTCCATGCCTAAAAGTTTTTCCGCATGGTCAGCTATTGTTCTAATTCTTTCTAAAGGTTCTTCACCTTCACTCAAATATCCTCTACGAAGAAATGTTATAGACTCCTCGTTAATC